CGCTGACAACCTTGTGTGTTTTGGGTGTCACCTTCGGTGTAGGTGATGTTTCAGCAGGTCTTGTGTTCTGAACAGTTGCAACTGGTTTATCCTGCTTGATGGTCACATTGACAGTCTTTGTTCCATAATCTCTGTACTGCTTCAACTTGATTTCAACATTCACATCAAAGCCATTCTTGCTGTCCTCAATTATTTTGTAATCTTCCAAGCTGACCTTGATGTTGGTGTCAAATAGAAGCTTCCCATTTGGGTAAGTTCTTGACACAATGAACTGGAATGGTTTCTGACTTGTTTTCAACTGTTCCAGTTTATCAAGAAAAGCATCAGCCTTCTGAAAACCGTTCTTATATACCGCAAACGGATATTTTGTTTGTGGTAACATGGCGGTGAATGATATATCTGTCAACCCTGCCTTCTTCAAAACATTGATTTCACCTTCATTGATAAGAACCATTGTTTTGTTCTTGTTGTCTATGCTGATGGAAAGTTTTGAAGGGGCAACAGGTAACAGCATTGAATCCAAATAAAAATCATAAGCCATTATTTATGCACCCCTTCCGCAGCCATTTCAAGTGTTTCATTGACCTTTTCTTCAAGGTAAGCAACAACACCATCCAAATCCACTTCTGAATTCGCAGCCTTAATGTCAGATGAAAAGTTCACTGTAAGTTCAGCAGTAGTGAACCTGTTGACAGCTTCCCTTTCAGCCAGGTCACGCAGATATTTCAATTCTTCACCTGACAGTTCAACAGAACTTGCAATGCTGTCTGTGTCATCAGCTATGCTTGACAGGTACTGTGAAGGGTCATATGCACCTGTGTAATCATTAGCATCAGGAATTTCAACACCAAACAAACTTGCAGGGTCAAAGTTTCCAATTGCTTCTTCAAGATTTTCACCTGCTTTGTATCCTGCATCCCAAGCATCACCATATGCCCACCTTTTCAGACCCAGGCTTTCAACACTCAAATCCAGTTCATCCATGACATTCTGATAATTTTCATTTGGTGCATACTTTGCAACCGCTGCATCAGCCATGTCTTTCAGACCTGACCGCCATCCTGCAACTGAATCTGCCATCTTTGACCCAAAAACAAAGTCCAGTGCAGATGCAATCTTTTCAAGGATAGCAAGCACACCATCAGCCATGCCCTGGAACAGGTAAATGATTGATGATATTGGATTTGTGAATACATTTCCTATGAAGTTAGCAAGCTTGATGAACGGATTGACCATTGCTTCAATAATGCCAAAGACCAATTCCAACAATCCCAGGAACAAGTTCCAAAGGAAAGCACCAAGAGTTGCAAATGCCCCAAAGATAATGCCTGTTGCACTGACTGATGTTCCTGCAACCTTATTGATAATTGCAACAACCGCATATAGTGCAGCTATGATTGCAATGATGATAATTAAAATCCAGGTGATAGGGGAAGCCAACAAAGCTGCATTAAACCCATACTGTGCAGCTGTTGCTGCTGCTTTTGCCATTGCTTCTTCCCGTTCGGCAGCTGCAAGTGTTGTATTAGCAGCAGCTGCTGCATATGCCTTTACCGCAGCAATACCTTTTGCTATATTACTAATCATTTCAAGTCCATTAGTAATTGCCAAATAACCTGCATAAAGACCAAGTGCAGCAGCCACACCATAAATCACTGGTGCAAGGATTGACCAGTTATCATACATGAAGCCACCAACCGCAGCAACCAAATCAAAAATCCAAAGGACAACACCACCAACAACCACCAGGGCATTTGTGACCCCATCTGCCAATTGATTGAACCTTTCCGAATTGGCAATTTCATTCATCTTGGTCAGTATCGGTTCAAATGCTCTTAATGCCTTGTTTGAAATGTTTGTCCACACCTGACCAAAGGTCAGGGGCATTTGTGCAAACCTTGCATCCGTTTCTTCGGATGCTGACAGCAATGCATTTTTCACAATCTCTGCTGTGATTTCACCATCTGCTGCCATTTCTCTAATCTTACCAATTGGAACATCAAGGTAATCTGCAATGGTCTGAATGACATTCGGTGCAGCTTCAAAGACCGCATTCAATTCTTCACCACGCAAGACACCTGAACCCAAAGCCTGTGTCAACTGTAAGCTTGCAGAAGCCACTTCCTGTTGTGAAGCACCTGCAATGACAAACTGCTTGTTCAACTGTTCAGAAAATGCAATCAGTTCATCATTACCGCTGAATGCATCACCTGCCCTTTGACCAAGCTTTGCAACCACATCAGCGGTCTGCAAGTAATTTGCCCTTGACCTTTGAGCAGAAGCAAATATTTTGTTTTCCAGTTCCTGAACTGAACCACCGTCATCAACAATCATGGTCAACCTTGCATTGGTCTGTGCCATGGTGTCAGATAGGTCAACCGCTTTCTTTGCTGTTTGAACAGACAGGTAAGCAGCAGCCATCTTCTTAATTGTTGACATCAGATTGTCAGCATGTTTCTGACCTTCTTGAATCCTTTGATTGAACCTTCCTTGTTCGTCAACATTATCCCTTAAATACATTTCTGTTTCAGAAATAGTGTTCTGTAACTGGTCATAAGCTGCATTAGCATTGGAAATGTCCATTTCTTCCATTGCCTGATTCAATTCCCTTTGCTGCTCAACCGCTTGGTTCAACCTTGACCGCAGCCTTTCAAGACCATTGTTCACTTCATCAGAAGCAACCTGGTTTATTGGATTGCGTTCAATTTGTTGAATTATGGATTGAATTCTTTGAATTCTACTATTCACGCTGTTCAAATCAGCAACCATGTTGTCAGGGAACAAATCAGTCTGTGCAGCGGTGTCAGAAATCTGCTGCTGTGTTGTGTGCAAAGTGTTCAGCATATTATTTGCAGATTGGATTTCCGATTCAAAGCGTTCAATACCTGAATTCGTGAAAATATCCATTCCGCTGCTTTGCCAGGAAATAGGTACTTCAACAGGTGCAGGCTGTTCAATCGGTGGTTCAGGCACAATGACATCAGGTGTGTTTATAGGAACATTTATTCCTGATGCTTCAAGTTCATGCAATGCCATAGTAGCTTGGTTTATCTGTTCCCTTGCTGCTTCAATTGAAGAAGTGTCAATGTCCTGTGCAGCAGTGTTCTGCATATCCTGAAACCCTGAAATAGTAAGGTTCAAAGCGTTCAGAATACCATGAAGTGGTGCTGTCATTCTGTCTGTCAATTCAATTGCTGTGCTGATTGTAGCCATGTTTATCACCTGCCTTTCTGATTATTTCTTTTTCGCCCTTTTTATCTTTTCAGCTTCTTCTTTTTCAGCTTCCATCTTTATTTTTATAGAAGCAATCACAAAAGCTTTTTCCTGGTCATCCAAAGCAATGAATTCAGAAGGCAACATGTGCAGCTTGTGCAAGCAGTAGTGGGCAAATACTGCATCACTGTCACCTTCTTCAATTAGTTTTTTGCTTCTTCAACCTTGTCATCCATACTTGTATTAAACCCATTGAATTCCTGAATGAATGCAGCAAAGTCATTGTATTCACCAGGGTCATCAATCATTTCCTTCAACAGTTCTTCGGGTGTTTTCACACCGTAACTGTCCTGTAATTCCGCATCATAAAGATTTGGGAATGCAATTGATGCAACCATCATCTTTGCAAGGTACTGTGAAGTGTTCAGCTTCGGTCTGAACATGTTTGGTTTCCCTTTCACAGGAACTTCAATCATGCAGGATTCACGAATGCTTTCACTGTCCTTTGTAGTCAGCGGTTTCACTTCCCAAAGCAAAGGCTTCCCATTTTCATCAAGCAATGACTTGGTTGCAGGGTATGTTGTATTCTCTTTTTGGATTTTGTTTTGTTTCAAAAACATTTTAAGTTCTGACATAATATCCACCTTTCTTTTCAACATAATGAAAAAATGCCCCCTGGATGTTCGCACAAGACCGAACTATCCAGGGGGCATAATACTTGTGTTTTACTGCATCCCAGGAAGCAAAGTAAAGCTTTCAGGCATCTTGAAGTCCTCAAATGTGAAGTCAATATCTTCATCAAGGTATTCACCATCAGCATCAAACT